ATTAGTACAAGAAGCCAACAAAATGATGGGAGGTCTTAAAAGAGTAGCATGATCGTATATCAAAATAAAGATGGTGAGTATCTTAATCCAAGAGGATTTAAAAAATACAATGGCGGCAAAAGTTTAAGCCGCAGCCAGTTAGCTTTACTTGGATTAAAAAAAGTAAGAGTCCAGGAAATAACCCTAAGTAATGGTAATAAAGCAATCGTGCCATATACCAGGGATCTAAGTATCAGAAGAACTATCGAGGTAAAAGATTATTGATTAATGGACTTGACATTATAGCATTAGTTGCTATTTATATTGTAGGAGGTACTCAATGAAAACAGTAATCACAAAGAAACCAAACGGACAGATCCTAGCTGCGGTAGCTGCGATCAAACAATTCAAAGAGGTCAAAACTGGTATCGGTACTACTGCGAAGTTCTACAGAGATAACGAAGGCAACCAGTACCTGGTCTACGAAGATGACAACAACCAGGTGGTACAAATAGAAAGGATGGAGGACTAACATGGGATTTGAAAAAACAATGAACATCTTAATTAAAGATGTGTTTGAGGAAAGGAATAAGGATGTTCCAAAGTTAGAATGGTTCAACGGAACACTGTATGCAGATACCAACGACAAGGTAGAAGCCATGATGATTAAAAATATCATCCAGGATTATACAGGATACCAGGTAGACAAAAACTTACTCAAGGCAACACCTACAGAGCCTTGGGATCAGTATGCCTACGACATTACAAACAAAAAGCTAGGAGGTAAATAATGTTTAACGAAAAATTCTGGACTAAGACAATAGCCATATCAAATTATGTTGTGCTAAAGTCTGCAGCTGGTTATTACATCGGCAGATATTGTGTCGAAAAAGATAACAGTGGCTCGGAGTATTCAGCTCCCTACGACAGAGCTTCTGGTTACTATGCAACAGAAGAAGCAGCCAAAAAAGATTTACCAAAATACAAGGAGGTACAATAATGGAATATCAAACACTTTACGAAGCTATCAAACACGATCAGTATGTTTATTACTTCTGGATTGATGATGAAGTTTTTACTGTGGCTGCCGATGATAAAGGTAAAGCCATGGAAAAAATTAACAGGGATGTAGTAGACAAAAGAAATCTACATCCAATGGCATGGTTCGGTCACGATGACGATAAAAAAATACCAGAAAAAACTTACGTCTTACAAAGAGGTAACTTTTTTGATTAACATTAACAAGGAGGTACAATAATGATTAACGAGATCTTAACATTAACTGTTCACCTAGGGATGGCTGCGGTCATCCTCTGGTTAATTTATGAATTTTTTGGAGGTAAAGAATGAAAAAAACAAAACGAACTGTAAAACAAATAATAGATGAAGGTACAAAAAACAGATGTTATGTCTGTCATAAAAAGTACCCAAGAAAAACTAAAGATATTTATTTAGATAAGGATGAGGAATACAACGGAAATATGATAGTTACTAAAACTCGTGAGAATTCAATTTCTAAAGTTTTGACTGTCTGGGATGGTGAGAGCTACCAAGATATCTCAAAGCCATTTTGTGGTAAGAGTTGTGCAGAAAAATTTGCCAGGTACATTGTCAAAAGACGAGGTAAGTCAGAGAGAGAGCATATAAAATTAGTTGATATTTTCTCACAATTTTACGAGGTTACTCTATGATTGATGTCGGTAAAGAGCTAGAGAGCTATCGAGCCTGGTTTGACAAGGTAGATCCAGCAGCTCCTGGTAATTATAAAAAAAACTTAATTTCATCTTACTTAACTGGTGAGAGTCCATTTAAAAATTTAAAATATTACGATGATAAAGCTAAGTTAGGTAAACTATTAGCAGATCTATATTTAATGGGTATCATCTGGACTCAACACTATGATGCAGCTGCTTGTGGTAACTTAGATAAATACCTGGCTAAAGGTAAATATAAAACAATTTGACATGATAGCAGTTACAGCTATATTGGGATAAAATATGGATCAAATATCATATGTTGCGGATTACTGGTTAAAACATGGACTAGACCATTTATCACCGACACAAAAAAATAAACCATTGTGTGCCTGGTGGTATGAGTATGTTTTTAAAGACCAGAAATGGAGAAGAAAAAAGAAACCTAGTGCAAAAATGAAGGCGGGTATATCTGCACAAATAGGCTGGGATAATTATGTTTTAAAAGATACATCAGAAGATGAGTCTATAGATCTAGCAATAAAAGATTATCAAAAACAAAAAGGTTTTTTTATTGATGATGAAAAAGAAATGAAACAATGGGAAGTAAACCTAGAAGCAATACCAGCTGTTATTAAAAATTATATCCAGGCACTAAAAGATCTTGATATAAAAAAACACACCACCATTAATGCAGAACATTATGTAGATCTACAAATGGATGGAATTGAAATACCCTGGATTGGTAGAACAGATTTAGAAACAAAAGAATTTTTTATAGAAGCAAAAACTAAATGGCAAAAAAGAGCTGGTAAACCCAGGAAAGATGGCACATACAATTATGGAAAAGTTGCAGTAGCTGCAGAACCAGAAGCAGCTCATGTAGACCAGGTGTCTTTTTATGAAGCAGCAACAAAAAAGCCAGGCTATTTAATTTATGCAACACCCTATGAATACAAAGTTTTCAGCACAGACGAGTCCTCCGCATTAACCGCTGAAACTAGGGAGAGCTGTATGAAAGATTTTTATCGTACAGCTCTTACTAGGCAAAATTTAATTAAGCTATCTGATGATGCGGAATATGTAGCTAAAAATTTTATCCAGCCAGATTTTAAAAATATAAATTACTTTGGATACTCTGATGATGAGCTAGATGAGGTAAAAAATTTTTATGGTCGATAAAGTACAAATGACTAACGAAGAAAGAAAAAAGAGGGAGTTAAAACTTCAAGCTGAATGTCGTGAAAGACTTAATAAAAAAACAAATACAAAATGGGTATGGTTGCACATAAAGGAGGTAACAAATGCAAACACAAGAAAAACTTAAACTAGCAGTAGCTGCTTATGAAAAAGATTTTGATAAGAATGGCATAACTGTACGAGGTGGTAAGAAATATGGCACAGTTAATCAAAGACTGAAAGCCTTTAGAACTTACTTTCCAGATGCATCTATTACGACTGATGTTATTAAAAATGAAAGAGTCCAGGTAAAGAAACTGGAAACCGAGGTTGTGGTGATGAAATGTACTATCACCTTGGATGGTAAAGTAGTAGCAACAGGCATAGCGGAGGAGTTCCGAGAAGGATCAGCTCCAGTTAATGTAACAAGTTTTTGGGAGGTCTGCGAAACCAGTGCGATTGGTCGTAGTCTTGCCAATCTAGGTTTTAGCGGACAGGAGTTTGCATCTTATGATGAGATACAAATAGCGGAAGCTAAAAGCCAGGCTATCAATGGCTCTGGCACAATGTTTGATAAGTTTACTGCAGCAATACAAAATGCAAAACAAGTTGGACATTTAATGAAAACATCAGCTGAGTATAAACATTGGCTCGATGGTTTAAATAAAGAAGATAAAGAAATAGCCAGGAACATCTGGTTAAAACGAAAAGAACAAATTAGTTCATTACAAGAAGGGAAAGTAATACATGACTAAAAAATATGTAAATATGTTTCCAGGAGATGATTTAAAAAATGCGATGTCATCTTTTGGTAAAAAACCATTAGGTAAATCTCATAGCCAGGGATTTACACCTAAAGAAGATATCGTATTAAAAGCTGGTCAAACCTATTCATTAACACTGTGGAGTGGTACAACACAAAATGGTCATCCTAGTCTTAGTTTAGCGATAGAAGATTGGCAGCCATTTACAGGCGGTAGTTCTAACAATGCAGAAGGAACTGCAGCTCCGAGCAACGATGATGCTCCATTCTAATGAAGCAGCTTAGAACATTAAAACATTATACCCAGGGAGAAATATTAAATAAACAAGAACGAGAAAGAAAAAAAAATAAAAAGTTTGTTGAAAAACATATTTTAACTCCCTGGTATTTTAACAATAAAAAAAAAGAGGATGAATGTCTGAGCAAATAGATCCAGATCATTATAAGAATAAAAACATAGAAACATTCTATGCAATTACCAGTCAGCTACCACCAGTCCAGGTCATTGGTTTTTTACGAGGTCAAATAATGAAATATATTATGCGGCTCGGTAGTAAACACGATGATAGTGTGGATGCCATGCTGATGGATGCTGGTAAAGCTGATTGGTATTTAAGTAAATTAATGCAATATCTTAACGATCATAAAGATAAAATAGATGGCTAGAGATTGGTATTCCAATCTTAAACAAGAAGCCTATAGCAAATGGCATCGCCAATTTGATGGTATTGCTATGATAGATGTAGACTCTGTTGAATGCTGCAAGGTTTGTTATGAACCCCTGGCTATTATTGAGGTAGCGATGGATAAAGGTCAAAACAAAGCATATACTTTAATTAAAAAGATTGCTGATAAGATGCAGCTCCCAGCTTTTGTTGTTTTGTATACTGTAGAACAAGATGAGATAACACAATTCAGAATTAGACGAGTTAGTCCACAAGTATCTAAGACGTACAGGGTAGCAGCTCCAGAGCTGTGGCTCTCCTGGTTAAGAAGTTTGCAAGGTGAATGTAAAAGCTGTAGTTTAAATGTTGAATGGTGAAATTTATTTTATGGGTAACAATGTGTGTTGGTAATCACTGTAGTAAGATGCATAATTTTTATGATACATCCTACAAATGCCAGGAAGCATCTATTGATCTGCTGACAATTATGCAGAAAAATGGAATTGAAAACTTCATCATTATATGTGAAAAAAAACGCATCATATAAAATCAGATCTCAACAATGTGAATACAGTACAGAGAAGTTGAGCTGCTTAGTCTGCTCTAGGCAGTATATCCATCTAAACATGATCCAGGTCAAATGGGGATTTAAATCTAAGAAAATTAAAAACTACTGTATTCGGTGTTATAACAAGCAATTTTATACCTAAAAAATCGGTTTTAAGACGTTTCTAGAGGGTACTTTTGGGATGGCTAGTATGATTAGCCACCCCTTTTTTTTTGATTATATGTCCACAATCAATGCAGCTCCAATATTCTAAGTGTTTATCACCCAGGCATGGATATTTCTTACATTCTGGACATCGTTCTAATTGAGATTTTTTTTTGTATTCTTCTTGTTCTTGCCTGGACTTACTTGACCAGTCAAACCAATGCATTAAATAACACCAGTAACTAAACCTAGAATAACCAAGGCTATTGCTAAGACTATGAACTTACCTTTTTTATTAAGGTTTTTCCATTTAGCAAAAAGGTTATCCATTCTTTCCAGGACTTTGTTGAAATGTTTACCCATTCTGTACTCCTATTTTTTTAGTAGCTTCATCGCACCACTAGCTCCTTTGATGCCAAACGATGCACAACACGCAATATATAATAAATTGGTGTAGTATGATGGCAGACTGTGTAGAGCTTCAAAACCAGCTTTGATATGTGGTGTCCAGCCAGGCACGAATACTGCCACAGCTGGTACTAAAAGGCAAATCAAAATTAGTTCGTCTTTCCAGCTCCCCTTCATCTGGTCTACAGCTGATGCTTCCCAGGCTATTTTTCCAGCTGCTATATCTTCCATCCTTTTCTGATTGGCTTTTATTTCAGTAATTTTTAACTCTGCCTTCGCTTTCTTTGTCTGAACATAGCCTTTGACCGCATCCCCGACAATATTAGCGATTGGTGATATTAACATATTTAACATTTATTTATTGGTGTATCTAAACTACACTCTCCCTCATCTGATACATATAACAATCTTACTCCTATTTTCTTTTGTACTGGTGTCGGAGATCTGTAAATAAAATTATTTACTTTGTTAGCTCTTTGACCAGATCTTCTATAACTAGAAGATTTTACATCGACCAGCAATATAGCATGATCTTCTGGATTATAACACATAAAATCAATAGGAGATTGGACAGCTTTTTTGCTATAAACAATAAAGCCTTGTTTGGTCAGCCAGTATTCAGCTGTAATTTCAGATTGAAAACCTTTTAATATCCTTTTATCCATGTAGTATGCGAATATTCGCTACCTACTAGATATAGTATATAATATTTTATAAAAATAAATCTCTTAATAATATTAATAAATTCGTAAAAACCAGGAAACCCACAGACCAAATAACTTTACGAATATCTGATATATCTTTTTCAATATGTTTTAAATGATTGTTTTGTATTGTATTTATTTTTTCAGATATGACAGCGACTTTCTTATCTAGGTCTGCAAGTTTATCTTTTTGTGTGGTCATGCTGCTTGGGGATTTTTATGGAACTTAACTTCCAGAAGCTCTGCTCTTAGTTTTCTATTTTTTTCTTTTTCTTCTTCTATCATGTCTAGTGCCATATGGTAAGTTTTCTTCATTTCTTTGTATTCTTGTTTAATTGTGTAAGCTTCTGCTTCAGTCATGTCTTTCCCTCTCTGTAAGTAGTGTTGATGAGGATCTAAATTATTAAATTCCATTTTCTTGTCAATCCTATTTTATACCAGACAGTGGATTTTCTAATGCTTTCTTTATTTTTAAATCTAATTCTTCCTCTAAACCTTTTATATCATCTTCAAATATTCTTAATTCATCTCTTAAAGTATTCTTTATTTGGTTTACTAGGCTCTCTGTATATCTACTATCCTCCTCAAGTTGAGTTATGTCAGATTTAAGATCTGATTTTAATGACTCAGCTACAGAACTTACTAGCTGTATTTCCTCTAAGACCATAGATATTTCACCCTGGAGCATATCTACTTGCTGCTGCACCAGGTCAATTCGTTTGTCAAACCCACTAAGATCTGGAGCTGTATACTCCTGGATCTGTTCTTTCATCGTTAAATAATCTTTATAAAATTCAAAACCACCCCACAATGCACCAACAGCTGTGGTTAAAGCTGTAATAATTATAAAGATCTTACCACCTTTAAATTTTATACCACCAGGTAATTCTAGTTCTGCCATTGACTGTCTACCATTTCATTGATTGCCAGGTAATCCATATATCCTATTATGTTTACTCCATTATCTTGTATCACATCCTGGGTATTATAGAAAGTTAGATCCTCATAGTAATTAACATCCTGGATCTGTGTGGTTGTTAGATCTGTAAAACTGATATCAGATAATACTACCATCAGAGCTAGTTGTGTTGTTTGTGCTTCATTAGATGATTTATCTACTAATTTTGCCATTAACTTGTTAGCAATTTTTTGTTTAATTTCTTTCGGTTGTATAACTTCTTGTTCGGTTTCTTCCGCATCCTCCACAATGGACTCTGTAGCATCTTCGCTACTGGATTCCATCTCAATCGCTTCTTCAATTTCTGCTTCAATTTCTATTATTTCTGGTGCTTCTTCTATTATTTCTGTCATTTCTATCATAGGTTCTTCTGGAGCTACATCGGTAAAATCCATCTCAATAACTAAATCCTCTGTATATATATTTTCTAAAACAATCTCCATCTGGACATCCTCTATTTGAATACTATCCTGGACAATATCTTCTACGACATCCAGGATAATTTCAGTAACAATATCAACAGTTTTGTATTGTATCTCCAGGAATGGATCTGAGATTATTCCACCATAATATCCAGACGTATATCCAGCATCAACAGACCAGATATCCATCTTAAAATTAATATCTTGATAATTATTAGCACCAATACTTTGGGTATATTTGTAGTCTTTAACACCAGAATAATCCATTTCTACAGTATGTTCATAGGTGTTGATGGAGCTGCCATCAGATTTATTTACATTTAATTTGATGGTAAAGTAATCTTTACAATCACCCGTAGTATTTTGACAGCTGGGTACAGAAGTATTAGATACATGGCTTTCTATAGATGTACCATATTCAAAATCAAAACCCTGTTGCATTTCTGCAACACTTAATCCCTGGTCTTTTAAGGAGTATTCTTGACTAATAATACCTCCTCCTCCTGGTATCTCTCCCCTTTGATTGGCACTACCCGTACATACTTCACCATCTTCTAATGCACCAGAGTAGCTGCACTGCTCTGTCGAAGCTCTGTCGTATGTAGTCCAGGTATCAGCTGGATCTAATATGTTTCCTGTAGTGAGATCTTCTGCCTTAGAATAAGAGCAGACCAGTAGTAATAAGAAACAGACCTTTAAAAAAAGCCACATTCTGTGCATCACTAAATTCCTTTGGTTCTTTTTTTCTATTGTTTAGTAACTTCTCTTTGATCTTAGATCCTTCTGGCATCATATCTATATTAGCTAACCAAATCTCTTTTGCATCTGCTGCAATTTTACCCTCGATAGGCGGGTAAACTCCAGACATCCATAAAGCATCAAACACCTGGCTATCTTGTGCCAGGATAGCTACCGCTGGAACTTTAAGATTTAACGACATCATCTGCCTGGATAATTTAATCCTAACACAATTTTCGTCTGATACAGTTACCCCTGTACTAACACCTAGTATCTGGGTAGTTACAGATCCCGAATAGGCACTAACACAAACATCACTATTAACTATGCTGATGCCTGGTGATATTGCAGATGGAGGAGCTTTGTCTACAGTATTGGATGAAACTGTAGAACTTACAGTGTTTGTTTCTGCATTAACTTGACTACAAATTAAAAGTGTAATTAAAAATATTAAACAGCAAGAAGTGACATACATAAACCAATCATTTCTCATTATTCAACCTTACTCATTGATCTAATAAATTCTACACCCTCTATGGTTTCAATTTGTGCTTCTACTTTTGCACAAGATACTCTTGCAGTATCTGATTGCATATTGCGTTCAATAATTCTTTTCTTTTCAAGACAATCTTTAACACCATCGGTAACAGTATGTTCAATCATAGTTCCACCTGAGAATAAAATTAAAGCTATAATAACTTTAGTTACCATTGTTTCTTACTTTATCTTTTAATCCTTCTATATCTTCTAATGCTTTTTCCATATCAGCTTGTAATCTCATAATATTAACTTTGTTGTGAGACATATTTTCCAAATCCTCACTCATGCTTTCTACTTGTCCAGCTATGAACTCTAGCAACATAAACTGTTCTTGATCTATAGGCGTTTGAACTGCGTTCTTAACAAGATCAGACTCAAATAGAGTAGCTCTTGTTTCGAGATTATTTATTCGTTCTTGGATTGAGAAGAAAGCCATTGTGCCTATTGCGATTGCACCACAAATAGCTATAAGGTTTCGCATCGGCATTGAAACCGATGTGTTGTCTGATATCTTCATTATCTACATACACATTCGCCATTACAATATTCACACATCATTTACTCCTTTGGATTATCTGATTTAATTTTTGCAATTCTAGTTTTCCAATCATCGATTGATCTATATATCTCATCGAGCTGGTCGCCAATATCTCCATAGGCTGCCTTACGAGTAGCTCTGACAATGTTGTTAGCTTCTTCTGTATTACCAGCAGTTTCATAAGAAGCTATTTGTGAATCAGTAGGTTTAGAAAAACTATATGTCCATGTTTTTATATAGTCGCCACTACCATCATTTTGTAAAGATACTTTTGTATCATCCCAAGTTTCAGAATTTGCTTCTATGTATAATTTAACTTTTGTATATAAACTTGCCATTCTATGCTCCTATTAATTTAAACATTGTAAAAAATTGTCTTTTTTCACCTGATTCACTAGTATAATTTTGACTAGAACCTGAATTTTGTTTTGTATATAATTTAACTGTATCTGAAGCTGACAAAGTATATGTAATCGAACCATTAAAA